CGCTAAGGCGGCGCTGTAGACCAAGGTCCTGTCGAACCATGTCATACAACTCTTCCTTCTTGCTAGCAATGCGCTCACCCTCAAACTTGTAACGACCCTCAAAGAGTTCTAAGGCGAGGGCCACGTTGACAATGTCCTTTACCGTATCAAACTCTCCCTTACGGAAGCCGTGAGTGTTAGCAAAGTAAAAGTCAGCCTGAGCGATCTGCTGGGGGCGGTAGGTCTTGTTCTTGATGACTCGCATCTTGATGGTCTGGCCCACGCGGGTATCCAACTTCGACCCCTCGCTGATCCACTCATCACGCCTCACCTCTACACGGGTGAAGTAGTAGTAGTTCTTAGCCTTACCACCGGGGGTGGTACGGGGGTCACCGAACATGACACCGATCTTGTCTCGCCACTGGTTGATGGCGATCATGGTGCAGGGCCTATCGTCAGCGGTGAGTGAACGGCGCTGGGCCTTAGCGCACTTCTTGAAGAAGCGACTCAGAATCTGCGCCCCAGTAGCCACGGACGCCTCGTCCATGGACTTGTTGACCTCAGTCTCGGTGACGAGGGCGGGCAGGGAGTCCAGCACCACGCAGTCAACCGCACGGTTCTCTATGGCCTTGAGTACAAGGTCTAGCGCCGACTCCATCTCGTTGGTCTCTACGACCCAGAGGCGGTCTAGGTCTACGCCGAACGAGGCAGCGTAGTCGGGGACGTACTCCTCAGCGGCAACCCACAGGGCTAGCCACTCTGGGTCTCGCTGTTGGTTGGCCGCAATAGTTCGATAAGCAATTGCCGTCTTTCCTGAAGACTCTTCACCAATGATCTCATTCCATTGGTTTGCGGCCCATCCTCCTCCAAGTGCCAGATCGTACGCGAGGAGTCCAGTGGAGACATGGGGAACCTCCTCTTTCGCGGCACTCCCCTTGATAATGATTTCTTCGCCGTATTTCTTGTTGATCTCATCTGCTATCTCATCCAGTGACTTGTATCTGTCTTTCACTCTATTCCTTTTATGCCCAGTTAGTCTCCATCCCCTGTGAGAAGGAGCCGTTGTACCCACACTCAAAGCAGTGTGGGCGAGGTTGCTGCCCGTTTACCCGAGCCGCACCAGCGGAGCGACCGGAGTAGGCAGTGTAACCCGTGGTGCTACCGCAGTCTGGGCACGCCATGTTGCCCTCCATGCGGTGCGCTTCCCCACCACGCCAGAGACGCATGGCTTCACCCATGCTGACCTCTGCGTTAGGGTCCCTGTTGGGATCAAGAATCTGCTGACGCTCCCCCTGATTGAGGGGGATGCCCGACATATCAGGCTGTACCTGCTGTACCTGTTGCTGTTGGACAGGCTGAGGCTGTACCTGCTGGGGCTGTGCTGGGGGAATCTGTATACCGTACCTAGGGGGCTGTTGGGTGTTGAGTTTGTTAGCCCACCAAGAAGCGTTATTCGTCATCGTCGGGTTCCTTTAACCACTTCTCTATGTTCTTGAAAAGGTCGGTTGCCTTCTGGTCAAAGTCCTGCTCAGTAGACAACCTAATGTCAGGAATATCTGGTTGCTCTAGTATAGAGATTATACCAGCATCTTCTAATTGCTTTATTGAGGATACCAAGAAAGACACGAGGTCGTCAAGCCTCTCCATGCCCTCGCCCGCGTCCAGTTGTGCGTCGGGATCGCTGTAACGTAGCATCCACCACGAGCAGTTGGCCATAACTGTGCCCGCTTTTCCGGCCTGTAATCTGAGCCAGAACGACAAGATGTCTCGGAGTTCTACCTCTGTTACGTCATTGTCGGGGGGCAGGAAGTTAGCCTGATCGCTAGCGATCTCATGGCCCTCTATTGGAGATAGGTACAGGTAGAAGTTACGTTGAAATCTACGTAACTCATCCTTGGTAAACTGCATGTCTTCGTCCATGGCTATCCCTTCGCCTCCACCCAAGACTGAGCGCTATGGGCTTCGACTTCTAGTTCAACGCCCATGATGACCTTACCATTTCCCATCGCTGTCTCAATAACTCCTCGCCAATGAGGGGCTTGATCTATAGGAACGATGACCACAAGTTCGTCGTGTACCTGTACAGCCATCTTACACTCTGGGTAAGGTAGGGCCGTGGACACGTCCACCATGGCCTGCTTACATATCTCAGACGCTGTGCCCTGAATGATGGCGTTGATTGCCTGTCGCTCTGAGCGAGCACGGGAGGCGAAGTCGTCTGATCCCAAGTCGGGCACACGCCTACGCCTGCCGTACATAGTCTCCACGTAGCCCTGACGGCGTGCCTTAGCGAGGACTTTGTTCTTCCAGTCAGTCAGCGCCGCATACCCAGCGTTGTAGTTATCCACGACAACACGTGCTTCATCCAGAGACAACTGACCACCAGTGGCGTCAACAAGGCGCTTAGGGCCACCGCCATAACCCATGAGGAAGTTAGGAACTTTTCCGTAGATGTTTCGTTCCTCACCAGTCACCTCCTCCGGTGGTTTCCCTAGGATAACACTGGCAGTACCTGCGTGTACGTCAATGTTCTCTGAGAAGATATGGAGAAGTTTGGGGTCCTGCGAATACATCGCCATGATTCGCATTTCAATCTGAGAGTAGTCAGCCACCACCAGCGTCTTGTCCTCGTCAGCCACGAACAGACCACGTACCCTGCCGTCTCTGGGGATGTTCTGGAGGTTGGGGTCGCTCGCTGACAGTCGTCCGGTGGCCGTGCGGTGTAGGTGGAACTGCGGATGGAGGCGGTCCTTGTGGAGCAGAGGGATCAGCCCGTCCACGTAGGTGGTCTTCATCTTCTTGAGTTCGGCGTACTCCATGAGCAGGTCTACCACGGGGTGCTTGCCCTGTAAGGAACGGAGGGAGTCCTCGTCCACGCTGGGCTTACCCTTGTTGGTGGTCTTCTTAGGGGTCAGACCCAGCCCGCCCTCACGCTTTTTGTTGAACAGCAACTGAGACTTGTGGACGTTGGAGTCAGGGTTGAACCCTACGGGGGCGTACGAGGCGATATCAATAATCTTTGTATTGATATCAGTATCTAGTTCCTTGCCCAGTTTGGTCATGGCCCGCCGGTGTACCCGGATACCATTCATCTCCATCTGCGCCAGCACCGGCAGGACATCAAGGTCTAGGTACAGCGCCTTGAGCAACGACGAGTCCTTGGCGATGTGGTTGTAGAGCGTCTTGTAAGCCAGCCACGCCCACCTCACGTCGTAGTGGACGTACCTACACGCCCTGCTGAACGGCTCCGTGGTGATGGTCTTACCGATCTTGCCGTCCCTGTGGTATGGGTCGAAGTTGAAAACCTTGTCCAGAATAGATACCAGCCGGTAACTTGTCAGGTTCTCATTGGCGATGTGCATCAGCACCTGTGTGTCAATGTACCTACCCTTAGGAAGTTCGCCCCCGTAGTACTTCGCTACGGACTTACAGTCGAACTTGATGTTCTGGTTGACCTTGACGATGTCCTCACTCATGAAGATCGGTTCCAGAGCGGTGAACACCTGCTCCTTAGTCAACTGCTCAGGTGGGTCGGAGAACTCTGCTGGAATGAAGTACTTGGACTTCGCCAAGGACTCCTTACCGCTAGCGAGGATGGCCCTGTACCCCGGTGGGGGCACGGTATCCCCGTCCCCGCGACGCTCAGGTACGACCACCTCACCGTTGGGGTGGCCCATAGGAATAGCCCATGACCTGCCCTGCACGGCGATACCAATCCAGAACACGTCGTTACGAAGAGTGTCCAGCGCTACGTTGCCACGCCACTTGTCCTCAATGGCCTGACGAGACCTCTGAAGAGTGGTGGGATGCGTAGCCTTAAGTGAGGCTTGCTTCTCTTTCCACTCTTCCTCCACGAGGGCCATCACGTCAGAGTGACGTTCGATGTTGCCCCGTGTCTCTACGTCGAAGCAGAAGGCACCCTCTGCCTGTACCGCCTCAACAATGTGATTTAGTTCCTCTAAAGTGTGAACGGAGGGTGCCATCGGCACCCTCCGCTCACTAGTCGTTGAGTCTGACATGGATCAGTTGTAGTCCATGTCCTCTGCGGCGATCTCAACGAGGGTCTTACGGTTAGGAATGGGGACGATGGTCTCGTCGTACTTCTGGCCCACAACCTGAGCCAGAGCGTCGTCGTCCATCGGCACGATGTTCCACTCCTCCTCCAAGTCCCGCTCACGGACCATCTGGTGGTTGGTCTGCGAGGTCGGTCCCTTACCGGAACGGCTGACCGCCCAGTAGTGCTTGGAGAGCGGACCCTGACGGGGGTCCTGATGGAAGTTCTTGAGGCTGTCGATGACCCGAGGGCCTACCTCATAGGACTTGATGGTGGTGTCCCCATCCTCGCTCATGAGCGCCACGTTGAAGGCGAAGCGAGCGGAGGGACGATGGCCAGCATCGCACAGGGGGCAACCCTGCGGGTGCATGTCAGAGATACAGGTGAATGACTTCTGGCCCTGTCGCTCCACCCAGTGCTGGCGGTACGAGGTGTAAGGCTCGTCCTCCAAGAACTTGATGATGACGGGCTTCTCGTCAATCTTCAGACGCTGTGCGTACGGGGAGTCGGCCTGCTTCGTGTTCTCCACGTTGCCCCAGCCACGCTTGATGACCCGACGTGCCGCACTGCGGTCGATGTCGGACTCAGGAGCGGACTCCGTAACCTCTGTATCTTCGTCAGTAAACATTCCCATGTCGTTAACTCTTCTCTTTAGTGTGTTGGATAATTGTCTTCAATATGCTTCTTGAAACCCTTCCAGTTAGGACTGTTGGGATCATCAATGGCATATTCTATTGCCGCCTCCACAAGAAACACAAGTTGTGCCTCGCTGTATAGACGCCGCCCCTTGATCGCCTTACCCGGAATCTGCTCCGACTTCGGCGGTGGGGTGCGGAATGAGGCTGGTGGTATCCAGCCTTTGGCTTCCCATGAGCGCACGGTCCCCGGCTTGCGGTTCAACGCTCTGGCGAGGGAGCCAATGGTGTAGAACCTCTTAGTTACGCCGTTGACCGAGTACTCCTGTGAGGGAAGAGACTCTAACCACTGGTGGGTGGCGGGGACGTGGACACGCCCACGATTCTTAGGTGCCACTGTGCCGGGGTAGTCCTTGTCGTCTTCTTCTACCTCACCGGCGAGGCGCTTGAATAGGTCAAGAGGGTCGTCGCTCACGAAAGTCCCTTTAGTTTCTTACGAGCCTTACGGACAACGGCCCTCTTACCAAAGGAGTGGATTACGTAGTAGCAGTCGGGTGAGCGCACAAGACAAGTCCACTTTAGCAGTCCGACTTTATCTACTTGAACAATTTCATATGGCATTATATCTGTCGTTTTTCTTGTCGATGAAGTTGAGGAGTATACCATGCTTCAGTAGTCGTACTGCGTTTCTTCTACTGGAGCAACAAAAGCATAGGTGACGGGGGCTGGGTCGTGAAGACTCTCAAACTCTTCCTCCAGTCCCTCTCGCTTACGATGCTCGTAAACGTAGCCCGTGAGAGCGTCCTCGTCAAGGACTCGCTCCACACGGGAGACTTCTTCCCAGATGCCGTGCTCCTTAGCCCACTCCTCAGCCCTGCTGACGTTGAGTTTCTGCTTACCCTGTCGGCGCTGGCGCTGGAGGAGGTACCGGCCAGCGTTGAGGAACTGGTGGCCCTTGTCGTCGGTGTCCCCACCAGCCTCCACAGCGGCGCTGAGTTCGGCCTTGAGAGAGGCCACGATCTTCTCAAGTTGCTTGAGGTGGTTGGCGTGGACGAGGTACTCTTCTGTCAGTCGTTCAATCTCTTCGTTGGTCATAGCGATGAGTCTCTCAGAAAACCACTGAGCGTGTCAAGGGTCAACGCCAAACTTCCGTCATTGTCGTGGTGCTTGCCGTCGATGAACGCCTCGTTGACCGAGCGCTTTAGTTGGAGCATGTCGTACTGACGCTCTTCGATACTCCCCTGCATGACAAAGGTGGCGATGGTTACATGGGGGAACTCAGAGGACAGCCGGATGATGCGAGCCTCCCTCTGCTCTAACTTACCGCTGGACCACGGCAGGTCATAGGAGATGAGGTAGTTCGCCATAGGCAGGTCCACGCCGTAACCACCAGCATCTGATGACAGAAACAGTCGACAGTACTCATCATCAGCGAATCGTTGCTTGGATCTGTCCCGCTCCTCGGCAGACATCCCTCCCATGAACATAACGCTGTCCGTTATGGGGGCCATAGCCTTCTGTATCAGCCTAAGATTATCCTTGAAGAAAGAGAACAACACAATCTTATTGTTGTCATCTTGGTTTAAGACCTCGGTGATGTACTCCACGCAGGCATCCAACTTGGGAGTCTTCGTCACTCCCTCCAGCCAGCCTCGCTTGACGATGTCGTATGCGTACTGGCTTCCCTTGACCGTGGTCTTGTCAGCATGGTCCGTAGCCGACTGCCGTACCAATAAATGGTTATCGCAAAGCATACGCAATATGGTGAGGCGAGCCATGATGTCGCCCTGAGCGTCATCTCCTCCGCCGCCGTTGTAGTGCGACCACAGGTTGAAGCCGCCCTTACCCTTACTCATAGCCTCTGATATCTTCGCTAGCAGGTCGTTTGCGATCATCCTGTAGGCGCCCGCGCTGCCCGGGTCAAACGGGACCGGGACAGTCTGGTGAATGATGTCCGGCAACTGGTCCTTGATGTCCTCGCGGGTCTTGCGAACCATGCACTCCTGCATGACCTTGTGCATCTTGTCCAGATTCCGGTAGCGGGTGGGCTTGCCCCAGTTATCACGGACGATAAATGTCCGGTCAAAGGTCTTGAAGTCCCCCAGTACGTCCTTGTCTACGAACTCCATAATGCTAAAGAGTTCTTCGGGGCGGTTCTCAATAGGCTGTCCGGTCAGGGCATAGCGGTAGATGACAGTCTTACCCACACGCTTGAGCAGCCGGGACCGCTTGGCTGTCCGGTTCTTGATCATGGTGCTCTCGTCAATGACCATGGCCTGAATGTCACCGATGCGGTCAGTATCGTTAGCCAGCGTCTCTGGGTTGACGATCACGTACCTGCTGTTGTAAGACATGCGCCAATG